AGATTGAGATCGTTGGAGGCGATGGGAATGAGTGGTGGGAGCAAACTGGAGTCGCCGTTACCGTCTGTTGCGGAAGATCTTCCAGCGAACGGTGTTGTGGTTGAAGCTTTGATGTTTTGGAGGAAGCAGGGGCCAAAGGCCCCTGCTTTGTACTGGCTAAACCTCCTGGATAATTATGACCAAACGGATCGCCCAATAGGCGGCCTGAAATGCTCGAATTAGTTCTTCCGGGATGTATTTTTTAACGGAGAGTCGCATATGCGATTACTCTAAGGGTTAAAGTGTCGCCTAATTCACAAGTGTTTGCGTCTCAGACAGTTTTCCCACTTTACGCTGCAACTATCACCGTTAACCTTGTTTGTAATCAGCTTCTACTTTTACGGCCGTTTTAACGGACGTTTTAGCGATTTGCGGATTTCGCAGTGTTGACGGTTCAGTCACATGGCCATACCCTTTGAATTGCGAGTTACAAAGAAGCATGGCTGTACGTGGTAGAGCGAGATTACCACAGGAATTCTTCCGAGAATCAACCGAAAATATCTGCCCCGAGGCCCGCCATTGCGCGGGCCTCGTCGTTTCAGAGGTGCGCGCCACTATGGCTAGTGGCACATTCCTCGACAAATGGCGGGTTTGCCTCGATCAACGACTCAAAAAGCATCAACACTTGTAAACACTAAAGATATCACTCTGCCACTAAAAAAATCCGACGAACGGTATAGATCACGTCTATGGAATTTACCCTATATGGGTAAAGTTCGGCACCTGGCGCAGCGTGTATGTCTGAGATGAACTTCGAAACAGTGGCTTCACACTGTTCACTCCAAATAACGAGTGTGGCTTTTTGCTATATAAGGAGCGATGGCGTTGTATGGTATTTACACCATCGCTATTAGCGTCGAATTTTGTATTCGGTTTTAATCCGGTGTAGCAACAAAACCTTCATTTCGGAAGTGTCACATCACCGACATCAGTTTCTTCCCAATCCACTCCGCGACCTGCGTAACAACGGCGTTTCCGGCAGAGAAAGCCTCCGCAAGGTTGGCCGCATCCAGTCCGAGGCAAAACCCATCATCCTCAGACGCTCGCTGCCGCTCAGCCATCTGATCCCATCCGTTCGCGTGAGCGACAAAAGTGGTACAGCCCATAGTGATTTGGGAACCGGCTTTGTTTGCCAATAAAGTATTGGCAGCCCAGGCATCCGCGGGGCGTGGCCATTGGATCGAGCGAGACGCTGGAGGTATTGCGTCCACTGGCGCGGCGTCAGCCAGGAGCTCGATGGGGGGCATTCGTCGATAACCTGCGACCAGGAATACTCGGCGACGTTGCTGGGGGACTCCGAAATATTGAGCATTAAGCACTCGCCAAAATCCCACATACCCGCAGTCCGCAAGGGCCCTGACGACTGTTTCAAAGTCTTGGCTATCGTTGACAGCGAGCAGGTTAACGACGTTCTCAAGCACCACCCAGCGAGGTTGAGTTTCTTTGAGGATTCGTATGACTTCCCAGAACAGACCGCTGCGTTCGCCTTGCAGGCCACGGCTGGCTCGGTTGCTTTCGCGGCATCCGGCAATGCTGATGTCCTGACAGGGGAATCCACCGGTGATGACGTCGACGGGAGACAGGTTATGGGCTCCGCATTCGCGAACGTCTTCAAACTGGCGTGCATGGGGAAATCGGTCGGCAAGCACAGCCCGGTTGACCGGGTTGAGTTCAACTTGCCAGGCGGTGCGGTAGCCTGCGTTTTCAAATCCGACATCAAAGCCTCCTACGCCTGCGAACAGGCTTCCAATAGTGAGCTGCTGCATTCATGAGTTCTTTCTACTGGATGCTCGCGGCGTTCTGGCGGGGGGCTCTGGGCCTTCAGGTGATTCAGTGTCCGACAACGTGGGCACTTGATCTGTAATTCGATGAAGCCGCTGGCAGCGGCGAGTTTGCGGTGACATTGGCCGCAACGGATGTCTTGCAAGGTCAGCATGTCTGTTCATCCTTGATGATGCTGGAGCGCCAGGGCTATTGAGTTATTGGTTCGAGTTTCGCCGTAAGGGCCGTTGCCTTCACAGCGCTGGCCGCGAATTCCGCTGCATTGTCCGCCGGTGGGCTGGGACCATGTTTATGTGCGGCGATCGCCGTATTCATCTGCTCCACCAAGTCGAGCAAATCACACAGCACCTGCAGCACGTTGACCCCATTCGATCCGAGCCAGGTCGTGGGTGCCACGAGGCGCTGGCCAGACGCAGCCACACTTTCGCGCATGCCCTGGATTCGCTCCTGCATGTCGCCGCCCACGGTTGCGTTGTGTTTCTGGCCCACCACCAGGTTCAGGTCCCTACCGGTGGCCATGTGCAGATCGTCGACAGCGGCCAGACTGGCCGAGCCTCCGGACAGCAGCTTCAGCGCGCCCAGCGCCTCAATGGTTTTGATCCCACCCACGGATTCCGTGCTGTGGTCGTCGATCTCAATGGCGCTGCTCTGGTAGCGCTCGGCATTATCCAGTGCTTCAACCTGGCGCTCGCTCGCGCGATCCGTGATCTTCGCGTCGGTTTGACGGGTCCAGTTGCCCTCGGCGTCGGCGCGCTGCTGCACGGCATCGCTGTGCTGCCATAGCTGATCGCCTTTCGGCACCTTGGGCAGGCTCAGGCCGTGAGGCAGGATCTGTAAAATAAACGGTTTGTTCGGCAGGCCGTAGGCGAAGCTGACCACCACCGTGGTGCCTTCCTCCGGAAACGCAAAAAACCCCATCTCGGTACCGCCGCCGGGCACCGGCAAAGCAACGCCCAGCAAGTGGGGTAACTTCGGGTCTGCCTCACCGTCGGGGCCCAGCACCTCTAGGTCAACGCCATAGCGCGGGCGGAAGTCGTCGCACAGGCCAGCGTCAGTTGGTGGATCGGCGACGGCCAGCACTCGAGCAAAGCGCGGAAGGTGATAAGCGCCGACCAGTTCAGGAAAGCGCCGCTCAACGATTCGGGTTACGGCCTCTTCCATTTGAGCACCATCTGCGTGTCAGCCAGCGTCACCGAGGTGATGCGTTGGTCTTGATTGATCATTGCGCCAGGGCGCAAGCCCGGCAGGGCGGCAACCTCGGCGCTCTGGTTGCCTTGATAGCTGTCGAACAGTTCGACCGGTAATTGCAGTGCCGATCGGGTCCCCCAATAACTGTCGGCCCAGCTACCCACATACACCTCACCATCGCCCTGTTGATGCCAGAGGAAGTCGGGAATGCTGAACACTTTAGCCAAGCTATCCAGCGCCTGGACTCCGCCGCCCAAGGAATAGAAATACGGTGTTCTGACCTTGGCATAGGCCGCATCCGGTACCCGAAAGCGCAGGCCGGTCAACCGACTGACTTCGCTCAATACTGCACTCAGGTCGACGTGACGCAGTGCCATGGGCAGGGGGTAGCTCAGGATGGCTGCCAGCTCCCGGCAGAACATCACCTGTTCCTGGCTGTTGGCTGAGGTGCAACGTTCGATGTAGCCGACGAAGTGGCGCTGCAACGGCTTGTCGTTGTAGCCCAGATCCAGCGTCACGAGCCCGCGCTGTGCTGTTGAGGCCTTGACCGTAAAGCTGGCTCGCCCCGGGTTGCGCAGGTCCAGACGTACCTCGTCGCTGACCAGGTCAAAGGGGTGGCCGTTGATGCTCAATACTTTGTGCAGCTTCATGGCGTCGGGGCCAGGTAATCGTCAACGCGCTTCAGAATACCCTCGAAACCGCTCAGCTCCGGCGCCGTGGGGCCTGGCTCGGTTTCAGGGACGACCGAGGGATCGGCCACCCCATTCCCGGTACCGCCTTGTTGTTGCACCTTGTTTTTGGGGCGACGAATCTCGACCCGTTCCGGGTTCGACAGTTTTTCGGTGAGGGTGAATTGCACCCGCCAGGCTGACAGGCTGTCGTCCTCCCTGGCATTGATGGTGTCGCTGAACTGCACCTGGCGCACGCCGAAGGCCTCAGCAGTGTCATTGACCACCCGGTAGGTCTTGAGCTGTCCGCCGTCGGCTGTGGCTTCTGCCAGACTCATGATGTCCACCAGGTGAGTTTTGTTGAGGTACGGGATTACCAGCGAAACCGTCAGCGCCTTGGGCTTGAACCCTTTGTGCGAACTGTCGGTGTTACTGGTCTGGCCCGACATGTCGCCGCTTTCGATCCGCAGGTTCGCAGTCACCTTCAGTGACTTGCCGTTCACTTTCTGGCCATCGAGCAAAAGAGTCATAGGCCCACCAGCTCCTGGACGAAACTCAGACCCTCTTTCGGCCCTACCAGCATCAGGCCGGCGCACAGCACCCATTCATGGCCAGGGGCGGATCCTGCGAGTAAAGCCCTGCGCAGCTCGGCCATGTTCCCGGGGCCTATCAAGCGCACGACCATGACCGTATCCGGAGTGGGATTGGCCAGCTGGTCCTTGAGGTTTTGTAGTTGTTGATCACGCGCTGCGCCTTGGGCCACCTTGCGCGCCGCGAGGATGGACAAGTCCCCCAAGGGCGAACTGTCGGCCGTGTAACTTTCAAGGGAGGACAGTTGGCCGGACAGCGACTGCTTGGCGGCTTTAGTGATCGTGCAGCGCTCCAGAGGCAAGGCTCCCCAGCGTGGTAACGGGCCGGCGCTGGGCAACTCCCACTTTTCGGCCTCGAGTCGTGACAGGTGCCGGGCCCGCTTCTCGCTACGCTCCAGCTCTGGTATCGGCATTAGGGCGTTGAAGCGTGACAGAGCGTTGG